GGTCTCCCTCTACACCCAGGTGACAATCACCAACAACTTCAATAAGAAGTTTATCTTTCTTTGGATCCTTACCAACCTTTAGAGTAGTAGTCTCCTCAGAATTGAGGTTGAGGTTCTTTTTACACTGAATCAGTGTATCACCCTCCTCATTCATCTCAACAACATTACCAGTCTTACCGTGAATCACACGAATGCGTTCACCGTCTTCTGAGTTGTCAAGTTCTATAGTATGTCCGCATGATGTAGTTGTAACGTAGTTCTTGGGATAGATCGTTACTGTTTGTGGGCTTTCATTCTCGGTTACCGAGCCGCCACCCATGGATAGGTTTGTATTTGAAGTATCAGGTCTTGTCATAATTAGTAACCGTATCCTCCGCCACCACTGCTACCACCTGATCCACCACTGTTAGGTGGATTGTATGTTGGGCTAGGACTCGGTGTAGGAGTTGGACTAGACCCACCAGGATCAACCACGTTAGTGGTTGTAGGGGTAGTATTTTCAGTAGACGTGCTTGTATTTATTACGTTGGTGGGAGTGGATGATGAGTAGTAATCAGACTCTACAGTAACAGTTACACCTTGACCAAGACTCTCTGCTTTACTGTCATAGATGTACTCATGTGGTTCATCAGTGTGAACAGCACCAACCATCTTTCTGCCCATGTGAGTATGGAAGGGACCATAGTAAGGTTGACCGTTGACCCATCCAACCAGTTGCTGTGGATGTGATACACAATCGATGTAAGTGTTGACAGTATACAGAGTTTTGAGCTTCTCAGGTCCTACGAATTCATAGGTAGGTATCAGTTCAGCACCAAATCCTGTGTCATCAACAACTCTCGGTCTGATGTAACCAATAGTTTTCTTGGTGACATTGATGCGAGTAATTCTACCATCCTTGTCAGTCTCTGCGTCACCAATCTCTTCATCACCCACCTTAATTACAGGTTTGGTGTATCCCTTACCTACATTATCAGGGATAAGTTCAGCAAGTGTGGGGATCAGATCAACACAACCAGCATAGATTGCTGTAGTGTTCTCTGGGATGGCAAGGTCAAAGAAACTATCAACAGGGTTGAGAGTAAACTTATAGTCACCATTGGCATTCTGTAGTTTCAGACCCTCATCAATGACATCTGTTTTGTCTAGTGTAGCGAGACCGATGTATCCAGTGTTGTTGTAGTTAAACTCCAGAACTTGGAGAATAGGATTATTAGGATCATCCTGTGGGAACAGGTATCCACCCTCATCAACATAGTCTGCCAGTTCTACATTAGGAACAAGGAAGATCTTCTGCTCAGTAGGACACGTGCTAGTATCAGGATCAAGACCATATCCTACACCAGTCTTCTTAATAGCAATACTCTCGATCTTACCATTCTTGACAATGGGTTTGCCGATAAATCCTCTGCCTTCAGGTTCATTACATGAGAACATAGCACGAACTCTAGCAGTTGTGCTGATGTTACTACCCTTCTTACGCATGAAGGCACCAACAATGGCACCCATGTCATCAATGATAGGCAGTGCTTTGATGAACGTTGTAGACTGAGCGTTGTCAAAGATCAGCTCAGGGAAACATGGTTTCTTATTGAGGTTAGATGGACTACAGTTGAGAGTTGACATCTGAATGTTACCATCCGAGTCACGGATAGGATAGACAGAATCAAACTTCTCGATCAGAGACTTACCCTTCTCGAAGGACTGGTCGCTGATACCTGTACCAGCAGCACCAACCTCAGCATACTCACCTGTCTTGGTGTTGAATCCCAGTTTCTTCTCTACACCATCAACGATCTTGGTGACAGGAACATATCCACGTGAGTTAGGCTTACCGTTACCAACAACTCTAGTCTTACCATCAGCGAGTTCTTTCTTAGCAGCGTCACCATATTGTGACTGCTGTTTCTTAGTCTTATCTCCTTCACTCTCCTTAGGACCATGGCATGTCTCGAAGGTGGACAGACCCAGAGCACAAGACAGATCACCACCGCAGATCATATCAATCAGGTCAAGGACGTTTGCCATCAGACCTTGAATCATAGCAGCAGCACCCTTGATCGCACCAAGAACACCCTTAAGAATACCCAGAGCACTCTCGATAGCACCGACCAAGCTTTCGATGATACCACCGAACAGATCCATGAAGACGTCCTGGGCAAGACAAAGGGCAGAGTCCAGTGCTTGCTCAACCAGATCCATGAGCATCCCAGAGATGGTGCTCAGAATATCTCCAGCGATCTGTTTGAAGAGACACTTGATCAGGTCGGATACGCTCTTGAGTTGGTCTTTCAGAGGATCAAGAATATCAGGATTAGGTATGTTGATCTTGTCCATCTGTTCTTGGATGAACTTCTCAGTCTCTTTGAGAACAACACCCTTAACGTTGCCCATGATCCCATCCATGAACTTGCCAATTCTGGATGTATACTTCTCAACCTCAGCAGCGAAGTCTTCTACCTCTCCTGTTTTACTGTTGATAAACTCACCGATCTCATTCTTCTCGATGCCACGAGCATACTTCAGGAACTCTGCCATAGCTCCCTTGATCTTTACATCAGAGGGTTGACCACACTTACCATTAGATACACTGACAGTGTAGCAGCGCTTAGCATCCGCTGCTTTCATTATATCAGTTTGTTTTGCTGCCTCACCACGTGGGTTGATCGTAGATGTAGTGCTCTCACCTTCCTCAGATGCGCCAACATTAGGAGGAGCTTTTGTACCTGTAGATGATTCTGAGACTGTAGATGCTGTACCACCAACTGTAGATCCACCAGTTTCACCATGCTTTTGTGGTTTATAGTCAGGTGGGAGCAGAGTCTGGAATGCCTTACCCTGCTCACCAGTCTTCTTATAGACACCCTTGGGATTCTCGTCAGAGATAGTACCCATGATGACAGGAATCTGTGCTGAAGCACCATCCATAAAGAAACCAACAACCCAGGAACTGATCTGGAGCTGGTGAATGCTACCAATACCACCACGCTGTGCTTGCGTGACAGGCATCAGACAAGTTGCCCAGGGCAGATCCTTTGTGGGGAGAATGGTTGTGTCAGGATTGTGATAACCTACAATCCTTACTTTTACCTTACCAGTAAAGTCGTAATCATCTGGTGTAGATCCATCGTTCTCGATCTGACCCAACCACCAGTTGAATCCATCCTTACCAATAAAATGTGCGGCAGATTCTAGATTCATCCTAAACTATCTCTGTAAATGGTGACACGAGTAGACATCATGTCTCTTTCCGTCACAAATTGACGGTATATTTTACCTACTATGTATTTACCACTCTGGGCAGAATCCTTTTCTAAGGACTTACCAGCATATGATTGTACCTCTACAACCTGACCAACCTGTAGGTTGATTGTACCTTCATACTCAAAGGTAGCAGACTGATTGAAGAAGAATTGATTCCTAATCATAGCCTGTGACAACTGTTTTGTCAAGTCCTGAGTGTATGTACCCTCAGTGTACATAGCAGTGTCCAATACCTTTGCCATGATACGAGTAGGACGAGACGCTTCACTGTCAGTACCAAACATCTCATAAAACTTTGGCAGATCTGCCTCATTCAGTTTATTCATTTCTCTATAGTATTCATTGACATTGAATGGGATCTCCTCATAGCTGAAATCCTTCATGTCTAAAGTATACGTAACACTGGTATAACTACCCAGGTTCAATCCTCGGAATACATCACTGGTGCCAGTGATAGACAGAGTTGATACATCAATAAAGTTATCATCATCATCGCTACCCTCATCCTCAAAATTTACACGAATAATTTTTGTGGAATCCTGTTGTACCAAGGTGTCCATTGACTTGAAATGATAAGCACTAGGTGTTTCATAGAACAGATAACCAGCACTAACATCCGAACCACTACCTTTCTCTGGAATGGATCTCCATGCCAACCAAGAAATAATAGTATATGGATCCCAGTAAGGTGAGATGAATGAAATTTTTGTAGATGACTTTTCGCTATCTAATGGTTTTACTGACTTGAGGAATCTACCCTCTTGAGTTAGAAGGTCCTCTACAATTTCATCAGTAGATTCACCAGATCCCTTACCAAATCTGCGTGAGATTTTAGTTGCTGAATTGTTGACAGCATCAGGACTAATCAAGTACAGGGTAGCTTTCATCTTCTTACCACTGACAATCATACGATCTTTAATATCGTAGATCACCATACTGGCACCAAAAATGTTATCTTGATGATCCGAAAACTCAATATAACATCTTTCCAATCCAAAGAGTTGAGACACCAGAGCAGTCTCAGTATCATTGATTGTAACAGCAACCATTATATTAGACTTGGTGATGTCTTCAATATAATGTAACTCCAGCAAATGATTGCTACTAAGACTCAACTCCCCAGACTGAGCTTCAATCTGGAATCTCTTGAGTATAAAATTATTAGATCCTTCTATTTTCATACGATATCCAGATGTGTCTCACCACCTTTAGTGATTGAGATAGATGCGAGTAAGTAGTCACTAACCTTGAGTGGTGCCGCCGCCACAGGGTTTGTAGCACCAATACTTGGTCCTTTCTGATTAACTTTAGCGCCTGCTGATACCATCTGACTCATGGCATTGATGCCCTGTTGCATGATATTAGTTGTAGATGATACAGCACTAGCAGTGTTGCTAATCAAAGTAGATTCATTCTGACTATTTACACTGTTAGTCAGGAAATTAATATCTTGCTTTAGGTTAGTAGATCCTTCCTGGGCAGGTGTTATGCCGCTCAGATTATTAGATATCGAAGTGTCACTTACCATTGATGACAGACTTGTAGATTGCTTCAGCATCTGACCAGTCTGGTTCAGCGTGGAGCTCATATTGTTAAGAGTGGTAGATCCTGTAGCAAGGTTTGCCGTAGCACCTGACATTGAGGGAGCAGAGATACCAGACATGGCACTCTTGAACCCAGATCCAATGGGTCCACCACGACCAGCACGTGCTCCACCTTTGTGACCACCAGTCTTAGACTTCGGTGCTTCGTCACCACTGTTACCAGGACCTACTTTACTCTTATCATCAGCAGGAGCTACTGGTGACTTTTCTCCACCAAAGAAGTTAGCGATAGAGTTACCAATATTACCAATAAAACTCTTAGCGCCCCCAAAGACCTGGGCAATACCAGGAATTTTTTTCATGGTTGCCTGTGGAACACCGAACGCTTTCGCTACGTTGGCAGCATTCTTTACAATATCATCAAAGGCAGGAACTCCAGGGATACCAATCTTACCCAGCAAGCTAGACAGACCTGCTGCCATTGCTTTGAGTGGCAGTGCCATAGCACCTGCCATTGCTTTCTTATATTGATCAAGACCCAGCA